ATAAATCCTCCTCTTTTTGATATATATATTGACAAAGTATATATCATATACTAAAATAATATTGAAGAGGTTAGTGCCTTTTTATCTCTATTTTTGACCGCTCATAGTGCCAGCTGTGGGCGGTCTTTTTCATTTATTCTATTTAATCGGCAGACCATGGCTGTCGGTGTATGGTGCTGTGGCAACGGTTTGACATGGGATTATTCCAAATTATATTCCTGTTTGATTGCGTCAATTTTATTTTGCAAATCTTTTTTGCCTGATGAGGAAACACGGCGGATTCCTTCTTCAAGCTTTTCAATGGCTTTTTCGGGGTTGTTTTCTGCAAGATAGAGGTCGGCGTAGAGTTCATAAACATCTGTTCGTGTAGGGTTAGCCTCCTGATAGCCGTCAATCAGCTGTTCAGCTTTTGAATAATTCTTGCTGTCAATTGCGGTATTTATATTGTTCACAAGATTTGCGTTGTAAACAAATGCAAAAACGACTATGGCAATTACAATAGGCACGCCGATGATTATGCCCAATTTTACCATTTTTTTGTTCTTTTCCTTTTTAATACGGGTGAGTTCAGTTTGATAGTCACCGTAATTCATACCGCAGTTCGGGCAAACATTTTCGTTGTATTCAAGCATATGACCGCACTTGCAACGCTTTTGCTTCATCTTGTTTATCTCGGTATTTATCTGAAAAATAACAGGGGTATATTTGTTGTTAATCTGAGCCGCCTCGGTTCTTCTTCTCTGCTCATTGGCAATTTTGAGAGCCTTGTCAAGCTCGTTTTGCTTACGGGTGTTGACTGCCCCTAAAATCCTGCTGAGGTAGCTTCTGTGTTCATCGGGAGAAAACGAGTACAAATCATCGAGCAATGAACTGTTAAATTCAATCTTGCCTGCCATAAAGCCGAAAAGGTTCATCTTGACAAGGTTTTCATTTGATGAATCGAGCTTGCAAATATCTTCGCTGTACTTATATGCCTTTGCATAATCGCCGTTATTTGCCGCATTGTTTACCAAATCTTCAAGTGCCTTTATTTTGTCATTTTTATCAATTCTGCGTTCGGTAATGAAATCCTTAATAAGAATTTGAGTGCCGCAATATTTGCAGTTGGTTTTCATCTCTGTAGAATTAACTTCGAGCTGACTGCCGCAATTCGGGCAGTTTAATGTTATAAGTGAATTGTTTGCCATAGTTTTACCTCTCTGTCTTTCAAGTTGTTTGACTTCACTACTAGAAAGCGGTTTATCTAAATCTTCAAGCTCCGGAAAATGCACACCAAACGAGATAGCTCTGTCACAATGAGGACATCTGCCAATGACAAGATCCTCGGGAATAGTCATCATAGAAGGGTATTTATCGGATGTACCGCTTATTGAATAAATTTTGCCGTTACCGTATTTTGAACAGTAATTGCAGCCTTTTGCAAACATCTGAAAGGTGTCGTTATTGTATTTCTTACAGCGTTTTAATGTATAAGCTAAAGTGTTTTGTTCCTTACCCATTACAATCACCCTAATTCATATTGCATTAGCCTCAAGTTCGTTATAAACAACAGGCTCATAATCATAAAAATGTTCTGATTTAATATGTTTTAATTCGTGTTTTGTTGCTTTTTGCTGAACAGCATGACTTAATAAAATATTTATGTAAACATTGAAATTACCGTCTGAATCCACAACAGTAACACCTTTTACAGTCAGCGGCAGTTCGATTCCTCTAATATAAATATCGCCCAATAATCATTCATCCTTTTGCAATGCCTCAATGATACGAACAGCTTTTTCAACATCTTCTTTTGTAGCACCTTTTGCAAGGCTGAACAGCATACGCATTTCACTTCTGTTTTTGAGTTCTTCAAGGTATTCCTGAAGCTCTATATCATCAGTAAGTTTTGATGTTGCGTGTTCTTCCGTTAGATCCGATTTAAGTATTCCAAAATAATCTGCAAGCATTTGCATTTTATCTACTCGTGGATACTTCTTTGCATTTGCCCAGTCTGAAACTGTTGAGGCTGTGATTTTTAAGTCTGAAACAATATCAGCCTGAGTTTTATTATTTATGGCAAGATAATAATTGAAATTTTTAGCGAATATCTTTTTGTTCATTTCACTGTTATCTGTCATATTGAACACCTACCTTTTATTTATCTAAATCATACACTAAAAGCGTAAAAAAATCAAGGTATTTTTAAAAATATTTCGTTTTTAGCTTGACATTACGCTTTTAGCGTGATATTATTAGAGCTGTAAGGAGGTGACGAAATGCTCAACACTAAAGTTAATTATCCTAAAATCACACTTGCGGCGGCAAGAGTAAATGCAGGATATTCGCAGAAAGAAGCCGCTTCAAGACTTAAAATCAATGAAAGAACTCTTCAAAACTACGAAAGTGGTGCTAATGTTCCTGACTGGGATATGGTTCATAAAATCGGTGAACTTTACGATTTCCCGATTGATTTTATTTTTTTTGGCTCTGAATTACGCTTAAAGCGTGATAAAGCTAATAACTAAACCAACACCCACACAATCAATAATACCACAATCGCAGTCCCATTAAACGGACTTTGCTGAAAAGAGGTGAAGAAATGAACGAGCTTGAATATGAAAAAAAGCAACACCGCTATTGGCATACAGCCTTTTGCATAGCAATGTCGCTTTTGTCTGCAACTTGGGCAGGTATTATATTTTGGGTTTTAGTTCCGTAGGGAAGGTGGAAAAATGTGTTTGAAATATATCTATTAGGAATTATCGGGATTGCACTTGAAATAACTGCTTTGGTTTATACATTTGCATACAAAAATTCAAAGTATGTCATATCAATGTTAATGCACATACTTGGAACAGTTTGTTGCTTATTGCATTTGTGCTTTATTCTACTTTTCTGGGGACTCTAACACTATATTTCTTAGCAATAATCTTTACAAACTCTTCTAAAGTTTCTCTTGTTTCATCGTAACAAAGATTAGCTATGCCGTTATTTATGCTGTCAATATAATTCCATTCTGATTCATCAATGTATAAATATATTTCCGTGGCACATTTACCAAAATCTGTTTTTGAAGTGTTGTTGTGGTGATACACAACGGCACCTGCACTTGCTATATATGATTCTATAACTTCGGTTCTATGCTTGACATAGAATTCATTGTTTTCTTTTACATTTTCCGAACGCATTGTCAACTCTTTTTCCTTAATTGAGTAATGACCGTTTATTATAGCGGTAACTATCGGAGAAACAATGGAAAGCAAGAGTGCCGAGATAGAAACAATTAGAGCAATGGTACTATCCAATCTTTACACCTCCTTTCGTGTTTAAATCATAGCACTAAAAGAGGTATAAAGCAATTAAATAAAAAAGAGATGAGAAGATGAAAAAAGAAGATAAAGATGAGGTTATAAATGCTTTATCAGAATTTGTCGTAAGGGTAGCAAAAGGAGAAGCGACCTCTATAGCAGAAGTTGCTGTTCTGCCTGAGGTCGCCAAGGTTTTGTTAGTCTTTGAGAGCTGAGTTTTGAAGTGCTTCATTTATGCCTTTAAAAAGTTCTGTATAGAAATTAGCCATATGTTTACCACTTGCCTCGCAAGGAGACACATCAGAACTGTTAGCCTTTGCGACTGCAATCTCTTTGGCATACAATGCCGCAATTTTTGCAATTGAGTCTTCTCTCATAATTACGCCTCACTTTCATTATATAGTGTAATGAATTACGGTTCATCACTACATATAGTATATCATAGAAAGTTGGTGAAATCAATGCACATCAATGAATTTGCTGAAATATTGCTCAAAAGCAGAAAACAGAAAGGCTTTTCGCAAAGTGAGCTTGCTAAGAAATCGGGCTTTACTAAAAGAGCTATTCAGTATTGGGAAAAAGGCAAAAAGAGCATATCTCTTGAAAATGCCGACAGGCTCTTAACGGCTTTGGGTGTAGAAATCAAGATAGGTAAAACAGAAAGCAGGTGAGAAAATGGCAAAACTTAAACTTATTGACACAGTCGAAATCGTTTCGGACAAAATTACCAACGTAAAATAGGAGGTGTACATATGCCGAGAGAAAGACCTATCGTCAATTGGGATGAAGTTCCTGTGATAATTGATGTGCCGTATGTGGCACGGTTGCTTGCACTCAATGTTGATTACACAACACGGCTTGCACAGAGGGGAGTTCTCCCTGCTCACAAAATCGGCAAACAATGGCGGTTCGATAAGGACGAACTCAGACAATACATAAAGGAGCATTGAAAAATGGCATTTAAAGATTTACTTACACGCAGAAAACTGCTTAAGGAGAATGAGGTCCTTAGAGCAGAGAACAGACATCTCAGCATTGAGCTGAGAAACGCAAGAACAGATCTTGCCCTCGAGAAAACAGCGTCAAGCGGTTATAAGCACGAAAACCGAGAGCTAAAACGCAAGCTCAAAGTACTTGAAACGCCTGAATCCGATTCCTTCGGTTTTGAATGTGTGGGGGTGAAGAAATGAGCAATAAAAAAAGTGCCTGTGACACTGCGAATGCCACAAGCACAAAGAACATTAAACCTGATTCAATTATATCCTCTGCAACAGAAAAAATCAAGTTGTGCAACGAAAAAAATCTTAAAGACCATAAATCTAAAGCGATTCTTGAGCCGGTAAAGAAAATGCTCTGCGAATTTTCGGCGCAGAACGAGGAATTTGCAAGAGCCGTTACGGCTGCAAAAAACCTTGAAAACCTGATTGACGAAGTGGGAAAGAAACTTCCCGTGGCAGTTTCCGACCTTGATGTGTATCAGCAGATTGTCGGTAAGATTTTCCCCGGAGCAAAGGTTACTTTCACAATGCAGATACATATGTCTGAATACGAACTTGAAGAATCTAATGTCGCAGAGCAGAAAACAGATCCTGTTACTCTTGATCTCGGCAATCTTATAGATTGGTAGGTGTCGGTATGATTAAAAATCCCGGATATCTGCTCGAGAATATTCCTGATATTACAAGTGAAAACGAAGAGCAAGTAGTGCCGTATTTCCCACAATATGCCTTTTATGAAAATAAAAGTAAAAGAACCTGCGACTATTTCTGTACAAGCTGTCAAAGCTGGCATATCGGCGAACAGCGCCGATTTTGTCACAATCAGGAATTTGTCTGCGATCATTGCCAGAAAAGCGTAAAAGCAAAAGCCCTGCATTACGGCAGAAAGAAACTTGAAAGAAGTCGCAAGTTTGGGCTTTGCTTTGCTCAAAACGGCAGACTGTACATCAGGTTTGTAACGGTTTATCAGAGATTTTCGGAAGATATTTACAACGAAAATCCTGTCGAAATGATGCCCCGATATACTTTTTCGGATGAATATCTTTATGTATATGAACAGCACGCAATGCAAAGATTTGCATATAGCTGGTACGATAAATCATTTCATCCGCTGAAGACAGACGGAGTTATCCCCTCTACATCACAAGGTTTTGCGTGGTATTGGGGTCCGTCAGAAAAAACCTTGTATTCAGGCTGGGGTTCAACCGTACTTTTAAATCTCGATGTAATAACCGATACGGATCTCAGATATTCGTGTGCGGATGAGCTTTCAAACAGATATACGGTTCAAGGGATTCTCAAATGGCTGAACATATATGTAAGGCACAATAATGCAGAATACCTGATTAAAGGCGGTTTTGAGCATATTGCAGAGCTTTTGATTGACGGCAAACTTTCACTCAATAAAATTCATTGGAAAGAAACCAATCTGCTTAAAATGCTCGGATGTCGTAAGGAGGATATGCACTTTTTCGCAGATTATGATTCAAGTGCAATTGAACTTTACCGCAGTGTGATAAAGGAAGAACCGACCATTCATATGGTAAGCGATTTCATAAGCAAGCTGTCAAAGCTCGGTACTTATGCTGTAGATGAACTTCACAAAAATAACCTTACATACAGACAGATTCTGAAGTACGGCAAAAACAATCGGAGAGTAATGCTGTGGAAGGATTATCTTGATAACTGCCAAAAACTTCCCGAGGGTATCGAAGAAATAATGCCGGCTCATCTTGAAGAGGCTCACGACAGAACGCTTGAAAAGGTTGCTTTCTATGCAAACAAAGAAGAAACGGAGCAGATTGCAAAAATGGCAAAGACACTTTCTCCGTTGCTGATGAGCACAGACAGCCTTATAATGCTTGCCCCAAAAAGCGGTGAAGAAATAATAGCAGAGGGCAGAATATTACAGCATTGCGTCGGCGGATATGTAAGACGGCACGCAAGAGGTGACACGATAATACTTTTCATTCGTCATAAAGATAAACCGAAAATCCCGTTTTTTACGATTGAAGTAAATCCCGAAACATTGGAAATAATGCAGTGCCACGGTTACAAAAATGAGCGCGACAGCGGATTTAAAAAGCCGGATGAAATCAAGAAATTTGAAAAGCAATACGCTGAATTTTTGGAGGATATAAAAAATGTCAGAAATAACAGTAAGCGAACAGCATAAGCAGGCGATAGAACTTCATCAGAAGATAATCGTAAGTGCAAACCTTGCACAGCAGAACATATGGGATATGTGCAACGGGCTAAAAACAATGCGTGACAACAAGCTGTACAAGGAGCTTGGATATCAGAATTTTGAGGATTACTGCGAGAATGAAGTAGGTATGAAACGCAGTAACGCATATAACTATATTTCTATTGTAGAAAAAATAAATCCTGAAAATGTCCAATCGATTGGACAAATTGGAATGACAAAACTTGCTCTTCTCGCTACCATAAGCGAACCTGAACAGGCTGAAATTGCTGAAAAGCTCGACCTTGAAAGCACAACGGTTAAGCAGTTAAAAGCCGAAATTGACAGCCTTAAAGCTGAAAAACAGGAGGCAACCGACAAGAGCATTGACTATTGCCGACAGCTCAATAACGCTAAGAAAGACGCCGACTATTACAAGCAACAGGCGGACACTTCAAAAGAAAGCTACCGCAATATTGAAAATCAGCTTTCAGAGGAAAAGAACAAAAATTTCAAGCTGACGAATAAAGTTCAGGAGCTTGAAAGCCGCCCTATTGAAGTTGCCGTTGCAGAGCCGAGCGACAATGAACGCAGGCTCAATGAAACGATTAAGGCTTTGGAAAGAGAGAACATTAAGCATTATGACGAGCTCGAAGAAGAGTATCGCAATAACGAAAAAATCGTCAGAAAACAGCTTGAGGACGAAAAGCAGGAGGCTCTTCGCAAGCAGAAAGAGGAGTACGAAGAAAGACTGCAAAATGTTCAGACGGCTGACGGTCCATCAGATGACAAGGATGTCTTTAAGGCATACTTTTCAATTGCATATGACAGCTTTGTCCGTATGCTCGATTTCGCCAAGCAGTCACAGGACAAGGAATTTTTCAAAGGCAAGGTTGAACATTTAATAGAGGCACTTGCCACACAAAACATAAATCTTTAAGGGGGAACAACAATGAAACTTTATGAGCTTACCGAGATGTACTCGGATTTATTCAGTCAGTACGATGCAATCAGTGAATGGGAACCCGATACGAATGCAGACGGAATGCCGATTGATGATGACGGCAACATTATTGCCAATGTGGACGCATACCGCAACAAGATGTTGACAGCGTGGTTTGATACTCTCACGGGTATTGAGGGCGAATTTGACGAGAAAGCTGAGAGCATTGCAATCTACTACAAACAGCTTCTTGCCGAGGCTAAAATGCTTAAAGCCGAAAAGGCGGTAATTGCAAAAAGACAGTCACAAAAAGAAAAACAGGCGGAGAGTCTTAAAACCTATCTGTTTAAGTCAATGCAGGCACTCGGCAGACAGAAGATTGATATGCCGAGAGCGGTTATGTCGCTTAAAAAGAACGCTCCGAGCCTTGTTGTTGATGATGAAATTTCATTTGTTGAGTGGGCGGAGGAACACAATCTTGACCACCTCTTAAAGTACAATATGCCCGAAGTGAAAAAGAATGATGTCAAGGCTCTTTGCAAAAAGGGCGAAGAAATCCCCTTCGTCCATATGGAATCAAAGCAGTCATTAAGTATTAAGTGAGGTGTTATTTATGGGATTACCTGTATTGGTTTTAGGATATTCAGGCAGCGGAAAATCTGCCTCTTTAAGAAATTTCAAAGCAAATGAACTTGCTCTTGTAAATGTGAACGGAAAATCACTTCCGTTCAGAACCAAATTTACTTCTTCTATCAATTCCGATAACTACATTGATATTGAGGACTTTATCAAAAAGCAGAAATGCAAGTCGATTGCAGTTGATGACGCACAGTATCTCATGGCTAACGAGTATATGAGAAGAGCCAAGGAAACAGGCTTTCAGAAGTTTACCGATATCGGTAAAAATTTTTGGGAGCTTGTGAAAGAGGTTGAAACTCTCCCGAATGACACGATTGTTTATTTTCTCAGCCATATTGAAACCGACGAAAACGGCAGACAGAAAGCTAAAACAATCGGCAAGTTGCTTGACGAAAAAATCTCGGTCGAGGGAATGTTTACCACGGTTTTAAAAACTGTTGTCGTTGACGGCAAGTATCTTTTTGCAACACAAACGGACGGTAACGATACCTGTAAAAGTCCGATAGGCTTGTTTGATTCAATGTACATATCAAATGACCTTAAAATTGTTGATGAAGCATTGAGAACATACTATTCAATGCAACCCGAACAGTATTGTGATGAGTGCAAAGCACCGATACTTTCGGACGGTAAACGCACCGTTAAACAGATCATTGACGGCACAACCAAAAATTACGGCAGACAGCTCTGTATGCAGTGTGTCGCAAAGCTGATAAAGCAGAAGAAACAGGAAAAGCAGAGAGAGGGTGCAGGCAATGCAACTTCGACCGTATCAGAATGACCTTGTGGAGCAGGTTCGCAAGGCTTGGCGAGAGGGTTACAAAGCTCCCTGTATAGTTCTCGGTTGCGGTGGCGGAAAGTCCTGCATTGTCGCAGAAATCGCAAGACGGACGACTTGGAACGGGAAACGAGTGCTGTTCCTTGTTCACCGGAGAGAGCTTGTCGACCAAATATTCAGAACCTTTGTCCGCTGGGGTGTGCTTATGGATTTGTGCCAAATCGGTATGGTGCAGACCTTTACACGAAGATTGAAGAAACTGCCCAAACCTGCACTTATCATCACAGACGAAAATCATCACAGCCTTGCACAAAGCTACAAGCGTATCTACGAACATTTTTCGGATGTTCCGAGGGTGGGCGTTACGGCTACTCCAATTCGTTTAAACGGTGACGGCTTGGGTGATGTCAACGATAAATTAATAATCGGGGTGAGTACAAAATGGCTCATTGAGCATAACTGCCTTGCCCCGTATGATTACTATGCTCCGAGTGTCGCCGACCTTACGGGATTGCATACAAAAATGGGCGAATATGTCACCGCCGACATTGAAAAGGCAATGATTAAAAACACGGTGTTCGGTGATGTTATCAAATATTACAAACAGCTTGCAGACGGTAAGAAAGCCGTCTGTTACTGTTCTTCGGTAAAGCACAGTCTTGCAACAGCGAAGGCATTCCGTGACGCAGGAATTTCAGCCGAGCATATTGACGGAGCTACTCCAAAGGCACAGAGAGAACAGATTATAGCCGATTTCAGAAACGGCAAAATTACAATTCTCTGCAATGTGGATTTGATTTCAGAGGGCTTTGATGTGCCCGACTGCGAATGTACAATTCTGCTCCGACCTACTCACAGCCTTACGCTTTACATTCAGCAGTCAATGCGATGTATGCGCTATAAGCCAAACAAAAGGGCGGTAATCATTGACCATGTTGGCAACTATGCAAGGCACGGAATGCCTGATGACGACCGAGAATGGACGCTTGAAAAACGCAAAAAGCTGAGTGTTAAAAAAATCGAAAAGGAGCAGGAGGAAAAGGTCAGACAATGTCCCGAATGTTTCTTTACATTTTCAGCACCGCCGGCAGGGCAGAAAGCCGTGTGTCCGCATTGCGGTTATGTTTTCCCGACAGCCGAAAGGACCGTTGAAACCGATACCACCGCAAAGCTCATTAAGGTTGAGGGATTCAAGCTTGATTTCAGCACACCCGACGATTGCCACAGCTATGCGGACTTACTTGCATACGCAAAAAGCCACGGCTACAAAACAGGCTGGGCATATTTTCAGGCACGAAAGAGAGGTATGATAGCTTGACAGAAGAACACGCAATTCAGAACAAAATCCGTATTGCAATCGCACCGTACTGCGATATTTTCCGTATAAATGTAGGTGCAGGCTTTACAAAGGACGGCAGATATTTCAATACGGGAGTTCCGCCCGGATTTTCGGATTTGTTCGGTGTCAGAAAATCAGACGGAAGAGCAGTCTTTATCGAGGTTAAAACTCCCAAAGGCAAGCCAACCGAAAAACAACAGAAATTTATACAGATGATGAAACTCAACGGCGCTGTTGCAGGAGTGTGCAGAAGTGCCGATGAGGCGATAGAGTTAATTACAAAGGAGTAAAATTATGGGATTTAAAGCAAATTGGAGCGAGGCGGCACAGCCTGATTCACTCAAGCCCGAGGGCGATTATGAATGCCTTATAGCAAAGGCAGAGGAGCGTGACTACACTAATTCAAAAGGCGAGGAAAAAACCTGCCTGAACATTTCGTTCGTTATCCGAAACGATGTTGAGCAGGGGTACAAAAACGGTTATATCTTCCATACCTTGTGGAAACGCAGAGAACCGACCGAGAACGATATGCAGGTAAACGGATACGGCTTTAATCAGGTTATGGCTCTCGGCAAGGCGGCAGGACTTCCCGACGGCAAGGACTATGACAGCCTTGAACAGTTCCTCGGTGAGCTTGTGAAAAAGCCTGTTCGTGTAACCGTTAAGCACGAAGAATACAACGGTAAAATGCAGGAGCGAGTAAGCTGGCTCAATCCTACAAAGTATCCGACAGTAAAGCATACCTTCAAGCAGTCGCAGAGTTCAACGGCAACAGCCTATGCACAGCCACAGCAGAGTTATGCGCCTGCACAGACAGCAAATCAGGGCTTTGTTGATATGCCGATTGACGATGATTTACCGTTCTGATTTCAAAAAATTTTCTTCGGGAATTGCATAAAACAATGCAATTTTCACCGTATTTATACCCATATATGGAGGTGGAAAAATGGGCTTTACAAATTTAAACCCAAATAAAAATAAATATTTTGCAGTTCCCGAGGAATTGAAAGGTTATAAAAACTGGGTGTGCTGGCAGTCATATCCCGATCCGAAATCGCACAGCGGAATTTCAAAGAAACCGATAAATCCAAGAACGGGTGGCTTTGCAATGCCGAATAACTCGGACACTTGGTCAGATTTTGAAACAGCAGTCAGAGAATCCGCCAAATATTCAGGCATAGGCTTTATGTTCTCAAATTCACCGTTTTTCGGTGTTGACCTTGACGATATGCCGAATGACATTCAGGACTACAAAAACGGCGGAGCTGACAACATAATCAACGAGTTTGTGAACACTTTGCAGAGCTATACCGAATTTTCGCAGAGCAAGGCAGGCGTTCACATAATCTGCAAGGGAACTCTTCCCAAGGGCAGAAGAAAGGCGAAGAATGATTCGGGCGGTTTTGAAATGTACGAAAACGGCAGATTCTTTGTTGTGACAGGTGATTACTGCTCTGCATATGCGTACATAAACGATTGCACCGAAAGCATAAAGCCGCTGCATTCAAAATATCTCGGCAAGGCAACAGAGCCACAGCCTAAGCTCCGTAACATTGAGGTCAATCCGAACACCGTTGACGATATTGTCAGAATCGCCTGCAATGCCAAGAACGGAAGTCTTTTCAAGGCTCTGTACAGCGGTGATTTTTCGGCTTACTCGTCACAGAGTGAGGCGGATATGGCTTTTTGCAATATGCTTGCGTTCTGGTGCGGTTGCGATACCGACAAGATGGATTCGATTTTCAGACAATCAGGCTTAATGCGTGATAAGTGGGACAGAAAGCAGTCAGGCACAACCTACGGTATTATAACCCTGCAAAAGGCTGTGTCGGGCTGTACGCAGACCTATAACCCAAAACAGCATAACGATTACTCAATTTCAATCGGTGACGGCAAGGCTGTTCAAGCGGTTGACGAAGAAAAAATGCGTGCCTACACCTTTGACGATATGGGTAATGCTGACAGGTTTGTTGATTTATTCGGTGATAATGTAAGGTATTGTTATACAGAGAAAAAATGGTACTACTACAATTCTATGAAGTGGTGTGTTGACAATATCGGCGTTGTGTTAAGAATGGCAGACAAGAGCGTTGAGACTATGAAAGCCGAGGCAAAGCTATACTTGCAGGCTGATGAGGAAAGCGGCGGAGATATGTCAAAAGCATTTGAAAAGCATATGAAAGCAAGCCGTTCCAACAAGTCAAAAAAAGCAATGCTCAACGAGGTTGAACACCATATCCCCGTGCTTCCGGCACAAATGGATAAATACCGCATGGCATTAAATACCCCAAGCGGAATAATCAACCTTAAAAACGGCGAAGTGAGGGCGCATAATCCCGAATATTATTTCACAAAGATTACTTCGGTTGACTGTTCTCAAACGGCAGAGTGTCCCCGCTGGCTTGCATTTCTTGACGATATTTTTGCAGGCGATAAGGAGCTTATTCGCTACATTCAAAAGGCGGTCGGCTACAGCCTGACAGGCTCAACAGCCGAGCAATGTGCATTTTTTCTTTACGGCACGGGACGAAACGGCAAAAGTACATTCATTGATGTTATTCGTGATGTGTTCGGCGATTATGCCGCAAATATTCAACCCGAAACAATTATGGTGAAGAACTCTCAGAGCGGAGCTATAAACAGCGACATTGCACGATTAAAGGGAGCAAGGCTCGTTACCTCTGTTGAGCCGAACGAGGGCGTGCGAATTAATGAGGGACTTCTCAAACAGCTTACGGGTGACGATACCGTAACGGCAAGAAAGCTGTACAGCGAGGAATTTGAGTTCAAGCCCGAGTTTAAGCTGTGGATGGCGACAAACCATAAACCAATCATCAGAGGTACGGATACAGGCATATGGCGAAGAATACATATGATACCGTTCAATGTTCAGATTCCCGAGGATAAGGTTGATAAGAACCTTACGCATAAGCTCAAAGCCGAAATGACCGCAATTTTCAAATGGTGTATCGACGGCTGTATTCTGTGGCAGAGAGAGGGTTTGAAAATGCCGTCTGCCGTTCTTCAAAGCGTGAGAGAGTACAAGCGTGAAATGGATGTCATTTCCGCCTTTATCGAGGACAGATGTGTGTTAGAGGGCTCGGTTCAGGCACGCACGCTCTATGCCGCCTATACAAGCTGGGCAGGGGATAACAACGAATATTGTATGTCAAATACCAAATTCAGCACCGAACTTGCCAAACGATTTGAAAAGGTAAGAGGCAAAAACTATAACTTTTTCAACGGCATTTCACTTTTTAAAGATTGTTGAGGTGGAGGGTGGTGGAGGGTTTGACGGTTTTTCTAACCTTTCGTATAAGAAAAATAAACTAATATTACATATATAGAAAGGGTTCTTTAAAATAGCCCCAAACCCTCCACTACCCTCCGAAAGAGGTAATATGAAAAAATATGATTTTAAAAATCCACAGGTGTTTACTCAGCTTGAGGATAAAGCAATTGACGGTCAGCTTGATTACTCATCCTTTCCGCCGCCCGAATATAAATACTTTTCAAGGCTTGCAAAGGTCGGCTACAACAACCGTCATAAAGGCTGGGACATAAACATCTGCCTTGAATGGCAGGACAAGCTCAGAACGGAGTATAAGCGTGACAGAAACGACGCAGACGAATACCGTATGTTCTCACAAAGAATTATGGATAATGTAAAGAAAAGCGCCGACTTCGTCCGTAAGATGTATCAGTCCCAAACCAACGAGCAAACCATAATCAACGCCCTGCAAGCCTTAGAATGCCTAACCAACGAAAACGGTTTAACCAAAAGAATAACCGAAAAATTAAAGGAGAATTAAAATAAATGAAAGTACATCATTGCATAGATGTTTGTTGTGGAGGCCGTATGTTTTACTTTGATAAACATAACCCAGATGTAGTCTTCATGGATAACCGTAAATTTACTGATACTCTTTGTGACGGTAGAGCGTTTGAAGTCAAACCAGATGTTGTGGCCGATTTCAGGAATATCCCTTTTAAAGATGATACGTTTAATTTAGTAGTATTTGACCCACCGCATCTAATCAAAGTAGGGGATAAATCTTGGTTGGCAAAAAAGTACGGTAAACTTAACCCACATACATATAAAGATGATTTATCTAAAGGGTTTAGGGAATGTTTCAGAATTTTGAAACCATATGGAATTTTGGTTTTTAAATGGAATGAAACAGATGTTAAAACTAACGAGATAATTAAATTATCACCAATACCTCCACTTTTGGGACATAAAAGTGGAAAATTGAATAAAACACATTGGCTACTTTTTATGAAAAATGGTACTGAAAGTGAGGTAGAAGAATGAAAGGCGTTAAAAATATCACCGTTAATTACGATAACGGCGAAACAGAAACCTTAAATAAAGGTGTAGTTGTTGATTTTGATGAAATCGACAATGAAGAAGAAACTATCAAAGTCAGATGTCGTATGTGCGATATTAAAGGCAAGGATTTGTATTTGATTGTAAACGCAGTTATTGCGTTGGCACAGAAACTTGGTATGCTTGACGAGGAGGAGCGTGATACGGATTGACAGTTAAAGATTATTTATATTCGGTCAGGGTTTCGGATAAGCTGATCAGAACGAAGGAACACGAGCTGTCGAAACTTAGGTTGAATATTGCACAGGTATCGGTTAAGCAGAACGAGCCTGTTAAGACATCGGGAGTGAATGACCCTATGCGGATTGTTGACAGGATTGCAGACCTGCAGACTGAAATCAATCGGGAAATTGACAATCTCGTGCGGTTGAAAACTGAAATCCGCAGTAAAATCAACGCACTTGACGATTACCGTTACATTGCAATTTTGACCGAGTATTACATAAACTGCAACAGGTGGGAAGATATTGCCGAAAGCATGGAAATGAGTGTAAGGCATACCCTGAGATTGCACGGCGAAGCGTTACAGGCGTTCCGAAAAAAGTTCGATTTCTCGTAAAATTATTTTGAAATGTCATTGAATGTCACCCTTACCCTGCGTATAATGGTATTATGAAAGTTTGACAAACAGGACCTATGTAGAACTCTTCTAAGATAAAAAATTGCACAGACCGCTCATAGTTCCAGCTGTGGGCGGTTTTGTGTTGTGAGGGAAAAGAAAGGGCGGTGATATCGTGAAAGACAAATTAAATGCAAGACAGAGGAAGTTTGCGGAATATTATGTGCAGAGTGGTAACACCGTTCAGAGTGCGATACAGGCAGGATATTCAGAAAATTACGCAAACGCAAGAGCGTATGAATTGTTGGAGAATGTTGGAGTTTCAAAATACATCAAGGAGCTTTCTGATAAGCTCAAAGATGAGCGCATTATGAGTGCAAAGGACAGACAGGTTGCTTTGTCCGATATTGCCCGAAGTGCTGAGCAGGACACCTCCGACAGAATCAGGGCGATTGACACGCTCAACAAGATGACGGGCGAATACACCGTTAAGGTTGACGCAAAGGTTGAGCAGTCCGAAAAGCTATCCGATGTGTTCAGACAGTTAGGCGGTGAGGGCTTGAGTGAGTAGCTTTCCTTTGTCGCAAAAATACATTGACTTCATCAACACAACGAATGTGTCAGCTGAATTTCTTGAAGGCACGACAGCCTCGGGAAAAACTACCGTCGGAGCAGGCGTTAAGTTTATGCGAATGGTGTCGCAGTCGCCGAAGAAGCTTCACGCAATTGCCGCCAAAACTACGGGCAAGGCTGAGGAAACTATAATTCAACAGGATAACGGTATTCTTGACTTGCACCGCAACGCTGTCTATTGTGGTAACGGCGACAAGGATTACAAGCTGCCGCATATCAAGTTTGAGGACAAAATTATCTATATTCTCGGTTACAGTAGTCGGGATAAATGGGAAATGGTTCTCGGTGCGCAGTTTGGGTGCGTTTATATTGACGAAATCAACACCGCCGATATCGAGTTTATCCGAGAGATGTCAACCCGTAATGACTATATGCTTGCAACGCTGAATCCCGATGATCCGAGCCTGCCTGTGTATAAGGAGTTTGTCAACCGCTCCCGTCCTTTTAAAAAATATGAAAACGATGTTCCTCCCGAGATTACGGCGGAGCTTACCGAAGAACCTGTACCGAATTGGCGGTATTGGTTCTTTTCTTTTGCCGACAATTTAAGTCTTACACCCGAACAGATTGAAAAGAAAAAGAACTCTGCACCGAAAGGTACAAAGCTCTATAAAAATAAAATCTTAGGTTTGCGAGGCAGAGCAACAGGTCTTGTGTTCCCGAATTTTGAGAGGGCAAGACATATCAAATCAAAAGAGTGGGCAGGAAAGTTTTTGAACTGTAACCGCAAGTCGGAACACTTTGTTCAGTTCACCGCAGGTCTTGATACCGCCTATTCGCAGAAGTCGCCTGACACTATCGCAATGACATTTTACGGTATTACCAATCACGGCAAGTGTGTTCAGCTTGATGAAAGAGTTTATAACAACGCTGAAATGCAAACGCCTATTGCCCCGAGTGACACGGTGAAGAATTTTATTGATTTTCTTGACCGCAACCGTGATGAATGGGGCTTTGCACGCACGGCTTTTATTGACAGCGCCGACCAAGCGACTATTACCGAATTTCAAAAGTATAAGCGACAGCACGGCTGTGTCTATGACTTTGCAAATGCATGGAAGAAAACGAAGATTATCGACCGAATCAATCTTGTACTTGGCTGGCTTGCCACCGACTGTTATTTTGTGCTTGAACATTGTAAAAACACGATTGCCGAGTTTGAAATTTACAGCTGGCGAGAGGATAAAGACAACACACCCGAGGACGGTCACGACCATTGCATTAACAGCGGTCAATATGCGTGGCTGCCGTTTAAAAATATTATTGGAAGTGAAATAAATGGGGCTGATTAACAGAATGGCTGAATCTATCAGATCTGGAATTAAAAACTTTTTGCAGATTACTCCTGCAAGCGACAAAACAATTACCGTCACCGAGACAAGCAATCATCTGACCGAGTGTTTTATCAATCGCATTTGGTATTGGGGCAACAGCAGACAGCTTGCGGAGCTGTACAGGCAGATTGATACAAACAAAACTATGTTTTGGGCGGCAAAAAGCACAAAGGGGCTTGAAATCCGTAAAATACACACGGGTTTGCCGGCACTCATCTGCGAAACGCTTGTGAATATCGTAATTGCCGACTACAACGGCACAGATGTTACAAGTAAAAATTCAACCGCTTATGCAGAGCGTTGGGAAGATATTGAAAAGCAGAACAAGCTGTCCGACACGGTTAAGCAAATGCTCCGTGACCTATGTGTTGTCGGTGACGGTGCTTTTAAGGTCAGCTTCGACACGGCTGTATCAGATGTGCCGATTGTTGAATGGTATCCTGCCGAAAACATCGACTTTACATATGTGCGCGGCAGAATCCGAGAGGTTAAGTTTTACACCGATTACACGCAAAAACACCGCCGTTACCGTTTTGAAGAAACATACGGTTACGGCTATATTCACTATGCTTTGTACGATGACAACGGCAAAGAGATTGACCTGCACACGGTTGACGCTCTTTCGTGGATTGATTCAAAGGGCGTTACATTTGACGAATCATATATGTGGGCTGTACCCGTCCTTTACGGCAAATCGTGCCACAAGGGCAGAGGTGCGGGCATTATCGGCATAAAAACAGACGCTTTCGACAGCCTTGATGAAGTGTGGTCACAGTGGATGGACGCACTCAGAGCCTGCCGAACAAAGCAGTATGTGCCTGATTGCCTTGTTCCGAGAAATCCCGAAACCTGTCAGCCAATATCGCCGAATCCGTTTGACAACCGATTTATCACCGTGGGCAACGATATGTCTGAAAACGGCAACGGCAACAGAATTTACACCGAAAGTCCGCAGATTCAGCACGAAAGCTATTTGAGTTCATACATTACTGCCCTCGACCTCTGCTTACAGGGCATTATATCGCCGTCAACTCTCGGCATTGATACGAAGAAGCTTGATAATGCAGACGCTCAGCGTGAAAAGGAAAAGACAACCCTTTACACAAGGCAGAACCTTGTGAAAATTACGCAGAACGCACTTCAAAGCCTTGTTGCAGTTGTACTCAATGCAGACGGTGAACTTAACGGCAAGGGTATTGTTGAGGGCTTGGAAGTATCCGTAAACTTCGGCGAATATGCAAATCCGAGCTTTGAAAGTCAGGTTGAAACCGTGTCAAAAGCAAGACAGGGCGGTTTGATGTCAGTTGAAACCTCGGTTGACGAGCTTTACGGCGACAGCAAGTCGGAGGATTGGAAAGCCGAAGAGGTGCAGAGAATTAAGGAAGAACAGGGCATTGCAGGAGAGGAAGAAACTTCTTCATTTGATGATGTTGACCTTACCGACACGGGCAATGAACCCGATAAACTCGAAGATATCGCAAATCAGGACGATAACAGAAAATGGGTAAGCAATGAGTGATTACAACATTAAAGAGGCTTTTGAGAGAATTGAAAACGAGCTTATCGACAGCATGATGAGAAATTTCAGCCGTCACAGAGCTGAAGAAACTAAAGAGGGTTACAACTGGACACAATGGCAGGCTGAACAGCTCAAAAGTCTTGAAGAGTACCGTAAGCACAACGCAAAGAAATTCGGCAAGTGTTTCAAAACCATTAACAGCAAGGTTGAAGAGATGATTCGCACCGCCAAAGCTGACGGAAATGCAAGTCAGGAGGCAGAAATTCTTGAAGCTGTCAAGGACGGTTTCAAAGCCCCGAAAAAGCCGTCAGCACACAGCACAGCCGAGTTTTTTAAGGTGAATGACCGTAAACTTGACGCACTCATAAAATCGACCATAGACGATTTAAAGAGGGCAGAAACGGCAGTTTTGCGTATGAGCAACGACAAGTACCGCAAGGCGATTTTTAACGCACAGGTTGCAATGAACACGGGTGCGGTTACATACGAAAAAGCCGTTGATATAGCTTGCAAAGATATGCTCAACGCAGGTCTTAATTGTGTGGAATACAAAAACGGTGCAAGGCATACGCTCTCGGATTATGCGGATATGGCGGTTAAAACAGCCAACAAAAGAGCCTATCTGCGTGGTGAGGGCGAAAAGCGAGCCGAATGGGGAGTATCCCTAGTTGTTGTGAACTCAAGACAGGGCGGTTGCCCCGATTGTGCAAAATATATTGGCAAGGTGTTTATTGACGATGTTTATTCAAACGGCAAAAAGTCAGACGGAAACTATCCGCTTCTCTCAACCGCAATCAAGAACGGTTTGTTTCATCCGAGATGTAAGGACAGCACAAGTACATATTATCCCGAACTTGATGATTTGGACGCACCGCTGTCTGACTATGAAATCAAAGAGCTTGACCGTCAGCGAGGAATTGAGGAAAAACAGCAGTATGCACAGCGACAGGCAGAACGCTTTGACCGCCGTGCCGAATACAGTCTTGATAAGGACAATAAACGCATTGCCCAAACCCGAGCCGATGAGTGGCACGATAGGGCGAATACGCTTGAAGAAAAGGCAAAACGATTTTCTTTGAAGACTGATGAACAAAAATATTACAGACCTGTTTTTAAGGAAGATATATCAAAAACTTTTGAACGCAAAATTGAGGGCGAAACAATTACAATTGATACCCGCAAGGCAAATACATTGTGTGATAATGTTTATATTTCAGATAAGGTAAAGCTAAAACGAAAAGAACTTCATGATTTTGATATGCAAGTGAGAAAAGCGTTTGATATGCTCGGAGAGGTTGAAACAAGCGGAAAACCTGATATTTGTATTATCTCTCCCGAAGAAATGCGAGTAAATGCTATTGCTTCATATATGCCAATGCAGAATGTTCTAAATGTCAATTCAGCATACTTTTCAACAAGTGATTTGTCAGATTTACAAGAAAACTTGGCTTGTCCGCAAGACGGATTGAGTACAATTCTTCACGAACTGATTCATTGGCAAGACGCTAAAAGTTACAGAGCAAAATTCGGAGGTATTAACGATTATTTTGAATATTGCGATTACCTTAATAAAATTTATGCTCCAAAGGTTGAAAAATTGATAAATAACGGTTATAATATAGAGGATATAAGTGAGTATGCTTTTGAATGCTTAAAAGATAAAGCTATGGATGAAGTGTATAACGAGTACAGAGTCAGCAAACTTTTAGGGTGATGATAGTATGAGATTGATACAAACTGAAGAACAAAAATCTCTATGGAATGCGTTTAAGCCGTACCTTGTAACAAATGGTTTAAATGTCACTTTGCGTGAAGATGCTCCACAAGAAGCTAAAGATGCTGAAGCACTTTACAGTAAGCTTAGAGAGAAACAAAAAATGCAATATCTAAAAGATAGTGGCATAATCTAACCGCTCCGTAAAAAGGGCGGTTTTGTTGTTTAACTTGCCTGTAACTTACCAAGACAAAACTAAATACATCAAATCAGCACTTTGAGAAATCAGAGTGCTTTTTTATTATTAATCAAAGAAAGGTTTGATACTATGAGAAAAAGAATTTTAGCAATTGTACTTATGGTAGTTATGATTGCAACAACCGTACTGGTTACTGTGGGCTGTACCGAGGCAACGCAGGTATCGTACAATGTTTCGCAGGAAGCAGACAATTTCAATGTGATACGCAGGCTTACGGTTATTAACACAAGAACCGATAAGCCGTCATTTGAACTTGTTGCCGCTTTTTCATTACAGGTCGATAATGACGATAACCAAATTGAGGTTGTCTGCGAAACGGGCAAGGGTGAATACAAAAAGCATATCATAGGTCTTAATGATGAAACTATGTATGTTGTAGAGGACATAAGCGGTGCAGAAGTGGACAAATACCGTTATGAAATTAACTTCCTGCCTAAACAGATTTTGCCGATTACATTTAAGAGTAAAGATTAACAGTTAAACCCGTTGATTTCGACCGGTTTTGAAAGGTGGTGACAGAATGAAAATCAGAGTAACAACAGCATTTAACGACAGGCAGAACAGCTATGTAACCCGTCCTGTAAATGAAGTCTTTGAATGTTCTGACGAACGAGCCAAACAGCTCATTGACGGCGGCTTTGCAGTTGAGGTCAAGCCTGACGCTCCCAAAAAGCCGAGAGCAAAGAAAACAGAATCAGCAGATTAAGCACTTTACGAATATGTAAGGTGCTTTTTTATTGTCCGAAGACATTAAACTACGGGAGACACCGTGCAAAACTGAAACAGAGAGACACTCTATAAACTGATTACGGGAGACACCCGAAAAACTGAAAGGATATGAAAAAAATGGCAGAACCAAATCCAACACCAAATCCAAACAATAATCCGCCTGAACCGCAGAACAATAATCAGCAGACACCGAGCTTTGATTATGACAAGCTCGCAAGCCTTATTACAGGCAAACAGAGCGTGACAGAGGACACCGTTTTGAAGTCATATTTTAAGGAGCAGGGATTGTCAGCCGATGAGATGAAAGAGGCTATCGGTGCTTTTAAAAAGCAGAAAGCCAAGAACACCCCCGACTTTGCAAAAATGCAGTCGGAAGTTGAATCGGCAAACAACGCAAAGCTTATGGCAGAAGTCAACCAGTCGGCAACCCTCGAAGCCGTAAAACAGGGCGTTGACATTGCAACCGTTCCGTATGTGCTTAAAATTGCAGACTTTTCAAAGGCTGTGACAGACGGCAAGGTCAATGCGGAAAAGCTGACAGAGGCTGTTAAAAAGGTGCTTGACGATATCCCCGCACTCAAGGGCAAACCTGCCGAGAACGGCACAGGAGTTAAGAAAATCGGCGGTGACGGCAACGGTACATCGGACGGCACAAAACCAAAGGTTAATGTTCCTACCAAAAAATGGAACAGATTTAATATTTAACTAAAGAAAGGATTGAAAAATTATGGCAAACACAAATAACTATGCTGAGCAGTTCAGCCCTGACCTGCTCGAAATTCTTGTTCAGGGTACACTTACATCACCGTTCATCACTTCAAATGTAAAGTGGGTTGGTGCAAGAACATTCCACTTCACACAGATGAGTACATCAGGCTTTAAGAACCACAATCGCAACGGCGGTTGGAACAAAGGCAAGTATGTTCAGACTGATGTTCCTTTCACTTGCGAGCATGACAGAGATATTGAGTTTCTTGTGGATAAGGCAGATGTTGACGAAACTAACGCAACCGCAAAGGTTGAGAATATTTCAAAGGTGTTTGAGCAGACACAGGTTGCTCCCGAAACGGACGCACTTTTCTTCTCAAAGGTTGCAACAAAGGCTCAGGCAACAGACGGTTATCATTCGGCTACCAAGTCAACCGACTGGACAAAAGCAAACGCTTACTCAAAGCTCAAAACAATTCTTTCTGCCGGCAAGCTCCGCAGATACAAGGCAAAAGGCACTCTTGTTGCCTATGTGACATCTCACATTATGGACTGCCTTGAACAGTCAACAGAGTTCACTCGTAAGATTGAGCTTACACAGATTGCAGAGGGCGGTATCGGCATTGAAACAAGAGTGACCGAGATTGACGGTTGCCCTATCATCGAGGTTATTGACGATGAGCGTTTCTATGATAACTTCAACTTTAACCCCGATGACGGCGGTTTTGAGCCTGCAACAGGCGCTCACAAAATCAATGTTCTTGTTGCTTGCGGTGAAACCTGCAAGACTGTTCCGAAGATTTCAAGCATTTACTTCTTTGCTCCCGGCTCACACACAGAGGGTGACGGCTGGCTCTATCAGAACCGTTCGCTTTCCGATACATTCGTATTCCCGAACGGCAAGGACGGCAAAATTGACAGCATTTATGCCGATGTTGACACAACGGCGGTTGCGTAATGTATGCCGATTACATTGAACATCAGGGCGGAGATGAAAACAGCATTATCTCTGCCGAACACATTGATGTTCTGACTTTTAACCGCATTGATTTTGAAAAACTTTCGGAAATGCAGAAGAGAATCATCGGCAGAGTGCATAGCAGACTTACTGCTTTTGAAGAAGAAAATGCCGATATGATTTCTTCCTATCTGAAAAGCTATTCAATCAACGGCACATCAATGGAATTTGGCGCAAGCTGGAACTTAATGTGTATCAGCGGAGTGGCAATTCCTGCCGACCTCTATGCGTTGCTAAAATCAACGGGACTTTGTTATCCTGCAATATGAGGTGATATACTTTGAAATTTCCGTCACTTGTAAAAAAGCAGTTCTGCAAAACTCCTGTCGAGGTCACAATCTACGGTGAGGGTGTTACCGAAGACGGAGCACCCCTGACCGTGTTTGAATGCAAAAATCTGTATCCTTCCGACAGCTTGTACCCGTCAGCAACCCTGCACGGTGGCTCTGCCTTGTGTAATATGCAGTCAAAGGCAAAGACGGTCTATACCAAAGAGCAGAAAATTGTTCAGGTGTCGGCTGTCTTGCTTTTTGACGGCGATATTGCCCCCGACAGCCCCACTTTAAGCGGTGGCTTTGTAATCCTTGACGGCGTAAAACGAAACATCGTACAGGGTACAAAACACCGCAACCCTGACGGTACAGTTAATTTTACGGAATTGGATGTGATTTAATGGGATTTTCGGTATCATCAAAAATCAAACTCAATATTCCTGTTGTAAAACAGCTTGACAAGGCAAAGCAACAGGCTCTTGAACAGACAGGTGACGCACTTCTTACACAGGTGAAAAACACGCAGGTAATGCCGTTTGATACGGGTAATCTTCAAAACGAAAACACCTTTGAAGATTGTGCGCAGAGTTGGAACGGCACGGTTAAAATAGTGTCAAGCACTCCGTATGCAAGGCGGTTGTATTTTCATCCCGAGTATAATTTCAGCCGTAATGAAAACATTGCCGCCGGCGGTAAATGGTTCTCACCGTGGCTTGAGGGCGGTACACGGCAGAATTTTTGCAGTCGGGCATTTGTGAGATTATACAGAAAGGAAGCAGGACTTTGATTTACTTATCGGACATCAGAGATTGGCTCAAAAGCGTTACCTCAGCAGAGCATTATTACATTGGCAAGCTTGACAATAAGCAGGACAGGTCAATCGGTGTGTATTCATTAAAGCAGTCGGGAACACCCACAAGGGCAATCGGCGGTGAAAGTACCTACGATACAATAAGCGTGTCTTTGCTTATCCATTACACCGACAACGCAAGAGAAACCGAGGAGTTTGCACGCAGACTTTACGAAACGCTTTACGGCATTAAAAATGTTGAAATTAAGGAACACAAAATCTATATAATCGAACTGCTCACGGAAGAACCCGTTGATGTGGGAACAGACGACAAGGGTGTGTATGAGCAGGTCATTGAAGTTAAATTTTATTACGAAAGGAAGTAATTTTATGGCAAAAGTTGAATCGGGAGTATTCCCGTGCTATGAAAATCAGTTTGCGGTTGGCAAGACAGGAACAGAATCCGCCACGACAAATATTGCTAACTGTGAAGAATTTTCCGTTGCATTTGACAACGGTGTCGAGGAATGGACAGCCTTTGAAAACGAGGGCTGGAAGTCAAGGCTTATGACTGCTAAGTCAATCACAATTTCGGTAAAGGGTAAGCGTACAATCGGTGACGCAGGTAACGACCAGATTGCCGCATTGTCATTTGAAAACGGCAGAAAGGTAGAAGTTCCGTTTATGTGGACCTTCCCCGACGGCTCAACCGCCCTCTTTAAAAATGCAGTTGTATCCGTTACATCAAACGGTGCAGGCGCAAGTACGGGTGTTGCTCCGCTTGAATTTGAAGTTATGTCAAACGGCAAACCCGTATATACAGCAGCCGCTTAAAAAAACGAAAGGAATGAACGATTATGTCAAAGTTAATTGATATTACAGACAAACTTAATTTTGAGGAAAAGCCGAGTGTCAGAGTTAAAAATGTTGACCTTGCAATCAACAATGACGCAGTTTCAATGCTCAAAGTTGCGGCACTTTTTGAGGACGGCAACGGTAAAAGTAAAGATGTTATCGAAATGTATCATCTTCTTTTTGATGAATCCGAGAGAGAAAAGATTGAAAAGTTAAAGCTGAATATGCACGATTTCAACGCCCTTATCAGCGAATCTGCCAAAATTGCAACAGGCGATTTGACTGACGAGGGGGAAGCTCAGACCCCGGCTACGACCTGATTGATGACTTTGATTTAATCGTGTCGAGCTTTCGCTCGGAGTACGGGGTCAGCATTTATTCAAAGGATTTTGCAAAAATGAGTTGGAATGAGTTCTGCTCACTTCTGCAAGGCTTAGGACCCGAAACACCGCTTGCAAGAACGGTTCAAATTCGCCTTGAAACCGACAAAGAGGTCTTGAAAAGCTTTACTTCGTCACAGCATAAAATCCGCAACAAATGGCGGTCAAGAAATGTAAAGCACTATTCAGACGAAGATATGAACACCGTTCTTGCAGAATTTCAAAACTTTTTTGCAAGCTTGTAAAAAACAACCACTCCAAACGGGGTGGCTGTTCTTTTGCAAAATTTTATTAGCGTACATCATAACGGTGTGCGCTGTTTTTATGCCTGTTTTTAAAGAATCTAAAATGAAAGGAAGTGGTGAATATGGCGACAAAGGCGGGTGAAATTGAGCTTGATGTCAGGCTGACAGGTGATGATATTTCAAAAACATTGCATAAGATTTCCGATTCAATTACCAAAAAGTTTGATTCGGCATTTTCAAGTCTTTCAAAAGATTTTGAAAATGTAAGAACTGATATGAAACAGTCCTTTTCAAAGGTTGCGGAGGGTGTTTCTCAGAAAACCGAGAAAGAGTTTTCAAACATCAAAGGCAGCGGTGAGCAGTTAAGCAATTCGGTTTCATCCTCGTTTAAGAAAATCGGTGCGGCTGTGGTTGCCGCCTTTTCCGTTGCCAAAATCAAGGAGTTCGGTCAGCAGTGCATTGAATCGGCTGCGGAAGTCAATGCGGCAAATTCACAGTTTGAGCAGACTTTCGGCACAATGCAGTCGCAGGCAGAATCAGCCATTCAGAGCGTTGCCGATCAAAGCGGTATTCTTGAAACCCGATTACAAGGTGTCGGCACAAGCATTTATGCCTTTGCGAAAACTACGGGTATGGACAGTTCAAGTGCTTTGGGTATGATGCAGGAGGCTTTACAGGTAACAGCCGACAGTGCCGCATATTACGATCGTTCGCTTGAAGACACCGCAGAAAGCCTGAAATCGTTTCTCAAAGGCAACTTTGAAAATGATGCCGCACTCGGTTTGTCCTGTACTGAAACCACACGAAATGCGGCGGCTAATAAGCTGTATGGCAAGTCATTTACGGATTTGTCGGAATCGCAGAAACAGCTCACGCTTTTGCAAATGGTCAAGGACGCTAATCAGCTTTCGGGTGCTATGGGACAGGCAAGCCGTGAAGCAGACGGTTGGGAGAATGTAACGGGCAACCTCAGAGAAAGTTGGAAACAGCTCCTTGCCGTAGTCGGTCAGCCTATTCTTCAGGTGGCAACTCAGGATGTAAAGCGGTTGAGTTCCGCACTTGCGACTTTAACGGAATATGCCAAAGGTGCGGTTGAATCGCTTTCAAAGGTCTTCGGCTGGGATACAGGCAACAACACCGCAAGCAATATCAAATCTGCATCCGATTCTGCCAAAAGCCTTACGAATACGGCAGATGACAGTTCAAAGTCACTTGATAATGTTCAGAAAAGTTCCGAAAAAGCAAAGAGAAGTGTTGCGGGCTTTGATAAGCTGAATGTGCTTTCAAGCTCTGACAGCTCATCTTCAAAGTCAGACACCTCTTCATCAAAAAGCTCATCGGGCGGTTCATCGGGCGGACCTGTTGCAAAGAATGTTGTCAAGGACACAAGCAAAAACCTTTCGGGGGCATTCAAAAATCTATACGAAAAAAGCGGATTCAAAGGCTTTGTCGAGAATGTACAGAAAGGTATTAACAAGGTTGATTGGTCAGCTATAGGCAAGAACTGCAAGACTGTTTTTGATAATGCTGTTCCAATAGTTCAAAAGGCATTCGGCACAATGCAAAAGGTCGGTTCTGCAAAACTCGGGGCAATCGGCTCTGCATTCGGAGCTGTTGCAACAATCGGCGGAAAGTCGTTTCAGACCATTTCAGGCGGTGTTGCTAAGTGGATTTCAAAAGACAGGGAAAAGATTATCGGCTTTATCGACACCATAGGCAACAATCTTACAAACGGCTATAACAACCTTTCAACCTTTTTCGATAACTTCGGCACACTTGCAGGCAATGCAATTGACAATGTTCGCCCTCAAATGGAAGAATCAATTTCCAATCTTTTAAGCGGTCTTACAACCTTTGCGGGTTCAGTCGGCGAAGTTGTTTCGGGTGCGTTTTCAATCGCAACCGAAAGCCTTGTTGAATGGATTGAAAATGACGGTGCAACAATCACTGAATTTCTCGAAAATTTACAATTGCAGTTTGCAGATGTGTTTAACTTTATCGGTCAAATTTTCGGAGATATCGGAACAATTATCAGTAATTGGTGGAACGGCAACGGACAGCAGATTTTTCAGAATATCTGCAATATGTTTACCAACATCGGCACAACCCTGATGAATGTTTACAATCAATGGATTAAGCCTGCGTGGGATTTTATCGTAGCAATCGTAAAATCAGCGTGGGAAAATTGGCTGAAGCCTGTTTTTGAAGGTGCAATAAACTTCTTCGGTAAGGTTGCAGACTGTGTTTCAACCGTGTGGAATAACTTTCTGTCGCCGTTTGTAAACTGGCTTGTCAGCTTTTGGGGACCTATATTTCAGAATGTTTTCAATGCCGTAAAAAGAGTATTTGATAATGTGTTTACATTTATCGGTGAATTGGTTACTTCCATTCAGAAAACATTCGGCGGTCTTATTGACTTTATCACAGGTGTTTTTTCGGGAGATTGGAAAAAAGCTTGGCAAGGTATTTACGACTTTTTCAAAGGTATTTGGGATGGTATTTGTGCCGTGTTTAGATTTATTGTAAATGCTATCATTGACGGTATTAACGGCTTGTGGACGGGTATTTATAACTTTGTTTCCGGTGTTATCAATGCAATCGGCGGAATTGCAGGGGCAATTGGTTCTGTCATCGGGCAGGATTGGAGCTTTTCAATGCCTGAAAATCCGCCTCTCATTCCGAGATTTGAAGAACCCACAGAATCACCTGCACGAAAATTTGCAAAAGGCGGTATTGTTAAAGCTCCGACACTTGCTGTTGTCGGCGATAACGCAGGCGCTAACAGCGGTAACCCTGAGGTTATTTCTCCGCTCAACAAGTTGCAGGGTATGCTCGACAATTCGGGCGGTCAGGATACCGTGATTCTCACACAAATTCTTGACCTGCTTAAACGCATTTATGAAATGTTCATTATCTTCCGCAACAACGGCGGCAACACTTATTCGTTTACTGCCGAGCTTGAGGGTTCAACGCTCTTTGAAGAAATGGTAAGACAGGACGAACTTTACAGACGCAGACACAACGGTAAATCCGCATTTACATAAAGGGGGGGGATGATATGTCAAATTACAACGGCTGGTTGCTTAAATTCGGCAACAACATAATGCCGAATAAGTACATTACCGCATTTTCATCAACTCCGAATCAGCGGCTTGAGACTTCTGCGGAACGAGATCAGAACGGTACGCTTCAAAGGGCAACGCTGCCAAATTACAAAACAAAAATTTCGTTTTCAACTCACATTCTTCATCTTGACGAAAAAATTGATTTTCAGTCGATTATCAACCTCTCAATGGCGAATAAGTTACAGAGAAAGTGCAGGGTAACTTATTGGAACGATGAAACGAACAGCTATTACACCTCTTATTTTTATATTCCCGATATTGAATATACCGTAATGAATGCCGAAAAGAATGATATAACCTATCAGCCGATTACGGTTGAGCTGATTGAGTATTAAGGGGTGATTCTTAAAAATGCTTGTATCTAAAGAAATTGCTGATAAGCTGAAAACAAACACACTTTACAACACCGTTGCCCTGCATTCTCCTGACGGCAGTTTTGAGGATATAACCGGTGAAAGTATCGTGCTTAACAGTTTTTCGCTTGAAAATGAAATCGTTGAAAAAGAATTGAAATTCGGCGGTTGCATAGCCTCTGAAATGAGCGTGAAACTCATTGATTATGATTGCTCGGCTTTGATAGGAAAGACGGTACAGGTCATCATAACGGCAACATATCTTGAATCGGAGCTGTATCCGTCAGATGATTTGTACCCGTCAGATACTCTTATTTGTCCTGCCGAAACAGGAACGGTTGAATGTCCTGTTTTCTACGGTAAAATTCAGTCGGCTCAAAGAGATAAAAAACAGCGTAACATCGTCAAAATCACAGCCTATGACGCTTTTTATGATATGTCAAAGGTGGATATGTCTTTGTGGTTTGGAGGCAAAGAGAACTATGGTTATGCGCACTATCAAAAAGACGATAATTTTAAGAGCTTTTATTCAATAATCGCAGAATTTGCCAAAGATTATGCAATTACAGGGGTTTCACCGCCGAGCTTATCTGTCTTTAGTGTACCGCTGAAATTTGATGATACCTGCGTGGAAAAGGTTATAAAGGACATTACCTTGTCAGATTTAATCCAAGCTTATGCAGAGTTAACTTTGAGCTTTGCCGTTATAGATGCCGACGGAAAAATGCGTTTTAAAAGGCTGTATTCTCAATCTTCCGTTGAAATAATCGATTCGTACAAAGATTTATCCTTTGAAGATTACGAACTTGAGCCTATCCGTATGTACAGTGCTAAGTTTGCTGATAAAAAAGCGTTTTTGTATGGCAACAGTAACGATTTTTCGTGGTATGTTTCCGATAACATTTTGATGAGGTGCAGAACAACAGCAAGTGATATCGGCACAAAATATAATTCTGTTAATTTTTTTGGTGATGTATATAAATACCGCCCGACAAAAATTAAGCTGTTTTCGTATTGGTGGCTTGAGGCAGGCGATAAGTACACAATTAAAACTCCGTTTGAAGATTTGCCGACAATCGAAACATTTGTGTTCAATAAGAAAATGGACGGATTTATAACTGCCCTCACATCAAAGGGCGAAAAACGATTAGGAAAGGAAGTAAAAGAAAATGAACAAATACAATAAAATTGTCTTTGTGAACGGCTCTGCTCCGCCCCTCAATGCCGACAACCTCAACCATATGGATGAGGGGATTGAACGGGCTATAGACGAAGCAATTGCACTTGAAACCGAAATAGCCACGGCAAGAGGTGATTCAGCCGACCTGAACACACGCTTTACCGCTGATGAAGCAAGCCTTGAAGCCGTGAAGTCTGAAATAACCACAGCAAGAGGCAGTCATAATTCACTCGGAGCAAGGCTTAACGGGATTGATTCGTCTGTGTCTAATAAAGCTGACAAAAGCATGGTCAGTCAGTTGTCGGCTCGAATGCAGACGGCAGAGAAAGCCCTTACAGGCAAGGCAAACGCAACGGATGTAGCCAACGCTCTTAAAGCGAAAGAGGACAACTCAAACAAGGTAAGTGATTCTTCTCAGATTACCGACTATACTCGAAATTATCCGAGTATCAAGTATCTTACCGACAACTACTGGGGTAGTGCCGACAGCTACTCGTCGGATGAGGTTGATATTCTGCTTAACGCAAAAGCCGACAACAAATCCCTTAACGAAAGATTGGTCCGTATGGATATGAGCATCGGCTCAAAATACGATTCGTCAAATATCGAACTCGGCACAGCTACTCTTACCCCGTACTCTACTCAGATTGATAAAATAAAATCTGCAACTTGCCTTTATGAAAAAATTGGCGATATAGTTATTGTAAATGTCACCGTCATTATGAACGCAACATCTTTAGGCGGAACATCTACAATAGCTTTGCTCAATATGCCTTTCTCAAACAAATCGGATGTGATTGTTCATGATATCGGCATAAGCAAAAACGGCGGAATGTTCAGAGGAAGTGTAAATAAATCGGCTTGGTTGCAGTTTACTCCGCTCAATAAACAGGCTTATAATTTCGTCGCTGATGAGCAGGTAAACTTTTCTTTGATTTACAAAATATAAAAATAACGGAGGTATGAAAAATGGAACTTAAAGAAAAAATCACACTCGATATGCTCACAAAGGACAGCGTGTCGGTACTCAGACAGCAGTTTTTGACCTTTAACGGTGAAGAAATGCAGGTCGGCGGAAACATTCGCAATGCCTATATGAATGATGAATCAGGCAGAGAGCAGATAAGAAAAGTTCTCTCTGATGAATACTACAATGCCGTTATGGCGGTATGGGGCGACAATCCAACCGTAGATGAGCCGATAGAAAGCGAGATCGAAGTAAAATGACACCCGAAGTAATTGTATCGGTTATATCGCTGTTTGGTACTTTAGTTGGCACGCTTGGTGGCATTTGTGTAAGCAACCGAATGTCAAACTATCGAATCGAACAGCTCGAAAAGAAAGTTGAAAAACATAACAATCTCATTGAGCGCACATATGCAATCGAGCAGCACAATGCGGTTGTGGACGAAGAAATTAAGGTCGCAAATCACAGAATTGAAGACCTCGAAAAAATCAGCGAAAGGAAAGATTAAAAATGAAAAAGATTTTTACCAAAGAATGGGCAAAAGCTACGGCGGTCAGAGCGATTAAGACTGTTGCTCAGACGGCTATCGCAACAATCGGAGTGTCTGCCGTTATGACAGATGTTAACTGGATTGCAGTAGGCTCGGCAAGCCTTTTGGCAGGTGTATTGTCGGTACTCACATCGGTGGCAGGTCTGCCCGAAGTTTCGGAAAACTAACTAAAATAAAAGGATAGCCCAGTTGAAAATTAAATTTCTTCTGGACTATCTATGTTTATTAGATTATTGTTACGAAATTACGGGTATGCCGGTTATATATGGTGGAAGTCCATCTGGGTAAAGTTTAATGAGATTTTTGTAATTTCTTTTATAGTTTTCATTATTTTTGATTGATTTCTGCCATTTGCGCACTGCATTAAGAATATTATTGCAAAAAAGCTTAACATCAATATTTAAGGCACCATTTATAACATTGTTATGCATAATTATGCCATGACAAGCTGGAGCTAAAAATATAATTCGTGAATATGTAGCATTTTCGTGTGTGGTTTGTGCTTGATGCACATATGAACAACGAAAATAGTAACAATCCTTGCCGGAAATAGATAGATTGCCCGGTTCTTTTGCGTAAGTGTCATACCAAGCAATATATTTACTTTTACTTGCTCGTCCATCATCGGATTGTAATGCTGCACAGATATCGGGCAATGTTAGAGAAGCTTCCAACGCTAAATAGTATAGTTTAGCGTCTAATGCCAGTTCAATTTCTTTTAAAATCAACTCCATATGATTCACCTCCCTTCTATTATGAATTATACCATATTAAAAAATGTAGTAAAAGTGGGAAGTGCATAAAATAAAAACGAAAGCGAGGAATAATTATGTCAACAAAAAGAATCTATCTCAGTCCGTCAAATCAGAACAGAAACACCTATGCAACGGGCGGTACAAACGAAATGGCTCAGTGTGACAAAATCGCCGCCGCAACCGCAAAGGCACTTAAAAGGTGCGGCTTTGAAGTAATGGTTGCAAAGTCGGGAACGCTTATGCAGACAAGATGTCCCGAATCTGACAGGTTCGGTGCGGACATTCATATGCCAATCCACACTAACGCATTCAACGGCAAATATACGGGCGGTACAAGAGTGTTCTGCCTTAATTCAAACGGCAGAAAGGCTGCCGAGGCGGTCAAGTCTGCCCTCGGAGCAATCTCGCCCGGCAAGGACGATTCAGTCAGCTACAAAACCGATCTCTACGAAATCAATGTGCCGAAGGCATTAACCGTGTATGTTGAATGTGAGTTTCACGACACCGTGACAGGCTCGGATTGGATACGCAAGAATACAGTTGCAATCGGAGAGGCAATCTGCAAGGGTATGTGCAATTATTTTGATGTGAAATACAAAACTGACTCTGCAGGCTCAGACAGTTCAAAAGCGGGTTCGGATAAAGCTTTCAGGCGTTATATCGTGAGAATAACCTCGTCAAACGGCGTGAATATCCGTAAAGGTCCGGGTACAAATTACGATGTGAACGGTGCTGTTCCAAAGGGCGGAGCGTACACGATTGTTGCCGAAAAAACAGGCACAGGCGCAAAGCTGTGGGGTAAACTCAAAAGCGGCGCAGGCTGGATTGCCCTTGACTATACCGCAAAAATAAAATAAGTTTTAAACCGAACACATAATTGCAAAAAATATTCCCCTCATCCGCCGTAAAAAGTGGGTGAGGGGAGTTTGTTATTTGTAAATTTAATGATTTTGCATAATATCGCATTTTTTGAAAGCCTGAAAGTACCGATTATATCTGACTTTTCCTGCCTTGCATTTGCCTAACATTTTACCTGTTTTTTTCTGTATTTCGGTGTATTTTAGCGTTAAAAAGATATAAAAAATAACCGCACCAAAAAGCTAAAAACTGGCTTTCTAATGCGGTTTTTTCTATGGTCGAGGTGACAGGACTTGAACCTGCGGCATCTTGGTCCCAAACCAAGCACTCTACCAAACTGAGCTACACCTCG